TATTTTTTTTGTTTTAGGCCTTCTGAAATAAATTCACTTTTTCGTTTGACAAATATATATACAAATAGTATAATTATTTTAACAAGTTTAGATAACGGCATTACGAAAAGAGCTTATTCAGATTGCGACTGGTAAGCTCTTTTTTACGTTTATTCAACGTCTATCCTTTCGTAAGTCTTTTCGAAAATATCCGGCTTGCACAGATACAACTCGCCCTCTATTCCACGAATAATGTAATCGCCAACTTGCGCAGTCATTACGCCTTCTAACGTCGGTATATACATTACGACCGGCTTTTGTCGATAGTCTACCCGAATTAACTTACCGTGGGATAACTCCGATATAGCCGATATAGATTCCGTCGTATCCTCGAATTTTACCACTTCTATTTCAACCGGCTTTTTACGATATTTCGCCACCCTTTCGTCCTCCCTTCGAAATCACAAGAAATTAGCGTTTCTAACGTTTACCCTACCGAATATCCTCCGTACAGATTAAAACGGCTGTGACGTGCTTATTTCGTGGTGAAATCGTTATGCTATTCGCTATCCTCCGATTTTATTGCCGCGTATTCCACGGATATCGGCGTCGAGCTAATCGACAGATTCGAAACATTTACTATCGGACCGACCTTTTCGTTTCTAATGACAGCGTATAGCACACCTTCGCCTGTAAGAGCGATTTTCTTCTCCATTTCCGCAATCACCTCCGTTTATCATTTCGTAATCGATTCGATAATTTCGAAGTTCGTCGTTCTACTTCCTAAGTCGTATGCGGAGGACCTTTCGCAATTTACAGTGATCTTTATCGTGCCGTCACCTTCGAGCATCTCCGAAAACCTTTCCGTTAATAGCGCCTTCTGGTCGTCTGTCAGCCGTCGAACCTGAATAAACACCGCGATCACCTCCGTTTAGTCGACGCCCCGAGTTCGAAAAATTGTGCGCAAGTTCCAGACAGCAGTTGCGCCGGTGTTTTTGGGGGCGTTTGGGGGCCCGGCGTTTCCGCGATTTTTCGTTTGGGTCATCGTATATTAAATACATATTTATGAATAACGAATTTAACAGAAGTAAATTGAGTTACATTCGAATCAATAGACAAACGTTGATATGATAACGTTCGTCATCGTTTACTCATCGCAATTAATCGTATGTTCTTTATGCATTCGAGAACCCGCGCCACGCCTGCACCCTGCCGTATGCCATGTGCCGTATGCTATGTATAGGATCGTGCATATTGCGTTGGTCATTCGGTTTGACCCCGTGAGTTTCGGAAGGGCTCATCCTCCGGCGGTGGCTCGTTGCTGTTCGCCTCATCACGCATCGCAACCGGACGCCTCTCCGCCGCCTTCCTTCCTATATAACTATACGTATGCCTATACGGTGTTACATATAGCGTACGTGTGCCGGCTATATCCCGCCTGCCTATCGCTAGGTTATATGGTATGTTACGTCCTTCTATTACGTATAGACAGCTAAAGCCATATAATGTGCATGCTCCTTCTCATAACGTAAGACAGCATATCGGGATTTTGTGTGCATATCATTCTCATAAAACATAGATAACTGAGGGACTGGAATGTGCATAAAAAGAATAGCGCCCACTACGTCGCTTACGCTCCTTCATGGACGCGGATATTAATTATTTAGTACCTTAATCGCGATAGAAGTAATATTAAATGAATATCCCCGCCGGAGAGAGTGAAACGAACGGCAGGCGGGAGGTGTTTATTCCCTTTAAGACAGGGTTTAATATAGATAAGAGGAGATTTACACTTAAAAACATGACAAACCCATACGCATCAACGCCTCAACCCACTTTCATACCACGTCATATTTGATACGCAACTTGCCGACTACACGCCATATTTGATACGCAACTCACTCCGGACGGTCTAATTCACGGAAATGGCCTCGGACCGTGTTCGTGTATTCGGTCTCTTTTTCCGCCCGAAACATAACGTCAGGGTTTACAACGATCGCTGAATTTCTCGCCCGCATCTTCATTACGAGGTTTGCCCGCATAAGCGCGCTCATATGCCGTTTGACGGTCGGTAAGCTTTCGCAAATCACTTCCGATAGTCTCTCCTGCGTCATGTGCTCAATCGTTTCGCCTTTAGACGTTGGATTCTCGCATAAGTAGTATTCGGTTTGGTGAAAATACGGCAGCATCTTGTATAAGAGGCCGCATTCTGGAAGCGTCAGATCACGAATACGACGCTTTGTCTCCTGCTGATACAGTTTCGTATAGGTTGCGCCGGCAATCGTCTTCCCGATGCTGTGAAAGCTCTCTGAAACGTAATACTGCGTCCCAGCGCCGTGCCCTTTACGGATAATCGCGCCCGTTTTTGTCAATGCGGCCAGCGTGCGGCTTGTTTGGCGCTTCTTCTTTCCGATTATCTCCGCAATCATATCGAGGTTCATCGGTTCACCCTTATGGAAGAGTAAGCCACGTTTCTGAAACTTTAGGTACGGAAGCAACTTTATAAGCGCACCGAGCTCCGAAAGAGATAGCGCTGCGGTGAGGGCCTTTACAGGCTCATCGTAACAATTAACATAATACTTCGAAGAACGGTCCTCATTTTGGCGTTTAATATAGCTATACCGACGGCGACTTTCGATCTGTTCGGTTGTTATAAACCGGCCGGTTCTTCCGTGCTTATCCATGTAGAATGGCCCGTTGATACGGTGCAGCTCCGCGTCAGGCGCTTCCGTCTTAATCTCTGCGAATTTACGCTGCCAGTCCTTCAATTCCGGTTTCGTCAAGTAATTTCCTCCTGTAGTTTAGTTTGTTGTCGCAAATTGCGACGAGCAAGCCGGCAGGCCCGCGTTTATTCAAGGGACCCGCCGTTCAACTCTTCAATTGTAACAATATTCTGTAAAGATTGGATAATAATCGGTTTTACATCGTAGTCGGCGCCGAGGTGCTCTGACATGATAGCGCAGGCAAGCATAGATTTCGCAAGCTGTTTATTGGGTGCCGTAACCGTTTCTTCTCGTTCGCCCGACACCGTCCCATATCCGGTAAATTCGGGCATCGGAAACGCGTGGATATCATAAGGATCTGAAAGCTTAAATAACGGCTTTATCATCGGTTTATAGACGATTTTGTAAGTTTTCATATTACGCTTCCCCCTTAATTGCATTCATTAGTTCATTTAACGGCATGTCTCTTTCGTAATAATCAGCAAGCTTCCCATCCAAGCGATCGTGTGATGCTACGCTTATACCAGCGAGGTATAACGCCAGTGCCTCGATCTCCTGAACGTCGAACAGCAGCTCGATATGGCTCCCTTCACTTTTGACGAACAGGTTTTTAATTGCTTCAAGAACCGCTACTAGGTAGTTATCGAAATCAACCGGAGTATCCCAGTCGCTCAATTCGTATACAATATCGACAATTTCCTCTAACGTCTTGACTCCGGATAAGAACTCATCTATATCGGCCGCAATGCCCTCGTGCCACACAACAAGTCCGGATAGTACAACCCCCTCGACTTCCCTTAACTCTGCCGCTATGCTTACGCAGTTTTCTTCGGACTTCGCGTTCAGCTTACGGACAGACTCAAAGAATTCGCGTAAAAGCAACTTCCTCTCGCTGACTTTATTTTGCTCGCGGTCGGTCAGCTCGATCGCTTCTTCCACGTCCGGGACGTTTTCCCAATCGCCATTAACTGCGGCTTCCAGTGCGTTAATCATAACTTCGAAGCTAACATTATCGCATTCTGTTTCGTACAAAAGATCGTAAATAATCTCGGGAGCTCCATCTGCTCCAAACAGCGCATCGTCCAACAAAAATGTGCGGCCTTCTGCAAGATCAATAGTAGCGTTACGTCCGAACACCTTTTCAAAATCATGCTCTTTTTTGTAGTCATTGCGACGACCGTCCAAGATAACTGTAATAAGATTGCGCTCAATTTCCGTAAATTTTTTCATTATAAATTCCCCCATTTATTTTTTATTGTTAATCTTTTGTACATCATCCTGATTTGTAGGATGTTAACTTGCGCAGTATCCCTCGCCGCGAGCCGCCCAATATGCATATACACTCGCTATTTTTCCGACGGCCGCCGTTATGTGCTTAGAAACGACACTTCTGTCAATGCCGAGATATTCAGCGGCCATCTGTTGCGTAAGATCGTCGAAATAGATAAGCTCTAATGCCCTACGCTGAAGCGCTGTAAGGCCTGCCGCATCTATAGCATCCTTTAAATCCAGAAGTATGTCTGACGCGGCTGTATCGCCTACAAATCGCCGAGAATCAATGGCGTTATAGTCACGCAATAGATTGCGTACGCCTTCCGCATCATTTAATTGATATGTCGCCTCATATCGGCGATGGTAGTCCGGCCTGTTGGTCGCTGATCCCATTGCGTTCCCTCCATTTTTGTGGTAGTTTTCAATTGGGTATTTCTGCGTTCTTATCTTATTTCGATATAATGATCACCACCTTAAAGCCACGAAGAACTCTGTTTAATTTACAAGTTCTCGCAAACTGTCATATTTTTCTTTGTATTCGAGAAGACTCTCTGTAATCTCTATCCGTTCAATAATTCGGTGTTGCGTACGCCTTGATACCGAGCGTTCCTTCCTTTCAATTGCACTGACTGTCTTTTTGCTAATCCCTAATAACTCCGCAAACTGTTCTTGTGTCATGTTCTTGTGTCGTCGAAGTAGTTCAAATAATTCGCTAGTGATTTCCATAAGCAGGCTCCCTTCTGCGCTTAATTAGCTGTTTCTGGCCGAAAGTCTACATCCAGTGTAAATTGGCCCCTCTACTTTATAACGGGCAGGCGGCCTTCATTTGTGCGACAACCTAATTTTTTACAATTTTCTTCTGAGCCTTGCCACGATTGAGGTTTAGGGACAAAAAAATTTTTAAAACCAACCGATAATATGCACTATTTTTGAAAATCGCGCATTTATTTTCGAAAATCCAAAGATGTTTTCCAGATCAACTAGAGCACCCGGCAGCCTCCTCAAGAGATAATACCCGTGACTCTTTTTTAGACTGCACAATTCAACGTGAATTTGTTCCCTCGCTATTAACTGCGTATCAACTTTCAGCTTGGCACAACTTTTTATCGGATTTTCTTCCGTCATTTATAACTGCGAAAGCACTTCGGAAATTGGACAAAAAATAAACCGGCGTTTAACCGGCTTTTACTGCGGAGCCTTCGTCAATCAACTTTTCCGGAACATCGTGAACGGTTCCCGACTGTCCCTCGATCCTATAACTCTTTTTTACGGGATGCTGTTCGAGTATCGTACCCATCATTATTTCTGATGAGAACCACGTCAGGCCGCCCACCTTAACGCCCCAATAACGCACAGTTTCGCCTACTCTATACATGGCTTTCTCCTCCCGTGAAAAACATCCGCATGAACTGCGCGACACTCATATCTGCTATTTCGCGGCCGTCGAGCTTCTTTAGGGCCGCCGTAGCCTTAGCGAACTCAAATGAGAACGATTCCGGGTGAGCATCGTCGTATAAGTGGTATCCGTCATTCTTACGCGTTAGGCCGCCCGTGTCGTAAAACGCAAACCTGCCGCCGCCCCACGCATCAAAGTCGCACAATGCTATCGTATCCGCTGAGATTAAATAGGCGTCGTGGGTTTCTTCATATGGAAAATCCGCCGATCCGTGTCGGACCAAATGCACCTTCTGCGCTTGGAACTCGCTCATGCCGGTTGCGCCTCCTTTCTGTACTTACCGGCCAAGAACAACATAAGCTCGACTGCGGACATGACTGCGATCTCCTCTAAGCTCGGAACAGATCCGCTTTCCGGCACCGTATACGCTACGTCTTCGTGAACTTCAGAGAACCACCCGATTTCCGGTCCGTTTAAGCCTTCATACAGTGAGTAGAGGCAGACTAGTTGCTCGTTTTCCTCAGCATTTGTCATGGTGATTACGTGACCATTCCCGATATTAACTGCGTCAATCTCTTCTTCAAAACGCTTTCCGTCCTCGACCAACCAAAGATGATTTACTTTTACTTTCTCCATTTCGTTTCCCCCTCGAATTTTAGTTCCGTCCGCAATCTTAGATATAAGGTACAAGAGCACGCTCTAAATCAGTCCGTTCTTTTCTGAATGCTGATCTATCTTCGTGCAGTCGCTTATTATCTGCGCAAAGGTCCGCTAAACGGCTGTTTAACGCCGCAGCCTCTTCGGTACCTGCGTCAATTAATTCGAAGCGCACTTTAGCGATTTCGTAACTATTTTCATGGAAAGCGAGTTCAGATTCGCACCATTTACGGTGGGTTTCGTCTCTTCTCGCAATCAAAGTCTCTTTAGTCGACTCCATAAGCGATTGTCGTACCTCTTCCGATAAGTTGTGCGGTGACTGTAGCGCGTAATCAAGGGGGAAAACGTCCAAGATGGTGCCATTCTCAGCGATAACAAGGCGCACTCTTTCTTTGTAATTATCGTAAACGGCTTGGCTGCCGCTTGTAGAGTCGAGCGCCCAAACGAACGCGGCGCCTTGTGCGTATTTAATTAAGGCGTTCGGTGCCTGCGCATTTGTAAGACTGAGACGAGCTACCGCGTTTTTTACTGCTGATCGAGAAACGTTATATTTATTCATTATCGAACCCTCCGAAGTTGTTGTTTTGAGCGTCGGAATCTGTTTTCCAAACCGCCCATACCATGCAGCCTAAGATAAACACTACGATTACTGCGGATATTGGAAATATCCATGTGAAATCGACTGGCATATCATTGACCTCCATTCAATTTCCCGAAGGTGTTCGCATACTGTTCGCCTTGTAAAATCCGGTGACAACGGATAAAATACAAAATAAGTAACAAAACCTTCGGGTTCTTTTGGTTGCTTAAAAAGCTGTTATGTGCAAGTAACAGCGATTGACAAATACGATTACTCCGCCAAGAGTGTAAATGTCGTGTTTGTTGTATCTTCTAACTGAGATTTACGGGTCGCCCGCGCCAACGGGTCGGCCTTTTTGTTATGCGTTCGCCAAAACGCGTTTGCCTTTAAGAAAAATATACCACTACTCCACAAAAGAATTTGAATTTTAAGCCATTTCATATTTTTTAAATTTCCCTGAATTTTAGGATTAGCCCGCCGACAAGCGCCAGCGGGCAAAAGCATTAGGCTCCGGGATTAAGCTCAGCTACTTTAAACTCGTCTTTTGCACTGTTTGTTACAGGTTGTTCTTTTTGGCTAAGATACCCGGCTGATACCAACACGATCCCAGTGATTAAAACAGCTAATAACTTCTTTTTCAAAACTAATCTCCACCTTATCAATTAATTTTATCGACTTTAAAGCCTCAACTTGCTCACCGTCGACACCAAATCGAGCAAGATCATCGGCAATTAAATAAGCAAATAAAAAATTCTTTTTACTGAAGAAATAGCTTATACCTTCATAGATCGATGACAGACTATTTTTTGATATAAAACCAAAGTATTTTATGAAATCAGCCTCATCTCGTAATGTCATATTCATTAAGAAGCGCTTCATCTCAGGAATAGACATCCCTTCTCGAACATCGAAATACAATTTAGCTAGTTCAAAGTTTGTTTTAGTTTCAGCGATAAGATCAGTTCTTTCGATTTTGCTCATCGCCTGATAACTGCGTTCAAGATACCTCAAACATAAAGATTTATTGCTCAGTAAGTAAGACATCCCAAGCCCGTAATACCCATCCGATAGCGCTTTGTAGCTTATATTGGAGTGAATTAAAATTTCCGCGTAACGTCGCGCTGCTTCAAAATTAGAGAAGTGAAGATGTACCGGCATCATAACCTCAGATAATCTGTAAGTATAGCATTGCTTAAAAAAAGATCTTCTGCCATTTCCTAGTTTTTGAATTTCTTTCTCGATCTTCTTAGCTCTCGTTAATATCCCAAGGAAGTCCTTTTTGTAGTAAAGCATGTAGCAGTTATAGATATTCACTATGATCGACAAGCTTTTGTCCTTCGACGTTCGGACACTTTTAAGCTCATTATATAGATCGAGAAACGGAATCTTTCCCCTCATAAAACTGTAGATTAATCCATACACACTGCGATACAAATCTAGGTATTCATCGTTTTTCGTTTTACACAACAACTCTCCGAGAAGATCCACGTCCCTCTTAACCGCCGCATACTCGAAAGCATGTTTAAGTGATTCGGTCGTGAAGAGCACCTGACACCATTTCCTCATGACATCGTGATACTCAGATCCTTTGCAAACTTGCGCTATCTTAAGCATTGAAATGAATCCGATGGTATCAGACTCTTTCAAATCAGACAGAGTAGTTCCTGATATCCCAACCATTTCTGCTACTTTTGTCGGTTTTAGATCGCTATCTTCAATCAAATTGAAAATTTCGTCCGATAAACTTTTCAAACCCTTCCCCTTCTTCCTCCAAATTATTGTGCATCCAGAAACGAATAGAAAAACAGACGGCAATAGTTTATAATTTCCTTCGTAAAGCCCGATAAAAGCTTTGCGGAGGTGTTTAATCGGTGAAGTACAGACCGGGACGGTGTCTACTTCGCGACTTGTTAGTCGAATGTGGCTTTACACAAACGATGCTTGCGGACAAAAGTGGTTACGATAAGAGTCATATCTCTAAGTACGTACAGGGTAAACAAGAAATGACTCTCGGAACTGCTCGAACGTTTGCGCAGATCTTAAACTGCACCATAGATGATCTGTACGAATGGATTCCGCAAGAATAGACAGTCGCTGGCGGGATTAAGCATCACCCGTCAACCGAGAAGTGGCTTATGTAAGCCACCTGAATTTTCACCCGTACAAGTGTTCTCTTGTTGTTCACTATATTACCTGACTATTGAGAATTTTTCCGTCGAAATATGTCGAAAGTCACAAAGTTTTTAGAGGTAATTGTTGACAAACGAGTCTAAACTACTTGAAAAGCCTGCCGATGGCTTTTCCGGCCGCCCTCCGGACAATTCTTTGACCGATTTTCCCGCGTTTGACTGCGTTGACATCACCGAGAATTCGCGCAATTAGGTAAAGTGTACTACGGATATTCATGAAACCACTGCCTTTTTCTTCGCTTTCCTTTCGGCAACCGTGAGCATGAATTCAAGAACCGACATACTCGCGAGCTTTTGGATCGGGACATCGGAGAGCCAACCATCATCGTATATATCGTGTAAGACGTGGTCATTGTCTCCGATCTCCCACGCACCGGGATCGCCAGCCATTTCATAAAGCATGATACCGCAACCATCTTCGTAGCCAATCGCTAAATTACCGCCTAAGTGAACGAGCTGTTTGTCCTTCCGCAAGTCTTTTCCTTCTCCTGCGAAATTATATATAACGTACTCAGCCGGAATAAGGCTGTTTTTATTGATAACGTTTGTCATAACGGATCATCCTTTCGTTTAGTGACGTCCGACGACTTCGCTGCCGCCGAACGCCGTTTTGTTATTCATCGGGACAGCAATTTCCACACGATCAACCCGCAATATACGACCGCTGTGCCAATTCCGATGAAGTCTAAAACAGAAAGTGCTGTAAAATTCATGCTTGCGATCCAGAAGCAAAGGGCAACAATTAGAAACAATTCGATTGTATTAATCTTTTTCATATGTGGTATAATTGATTGAACAGCCGGGGCTTTCGCCCCGTCTTGGTTACTTGCGACGTTTCTTCTTGGAGGGAGAGCGTCGCTTTTTGCTTTTCGTCTCTTTCCGCATCTTGCGAAGCTCTAGCGTGAGTTTCAGTATCGTTAGCCAAGATGCGGCGATAACGGAAAGCTTTGTGATTAGTTCAATCAATCTTCCGTCCTCCTTTCTGTTTTTGAAGGACTGTTGTTCCGTCCTTCTAATACTATAATACACTTTTGTGTAGTTTAAGTCAACACATTTATGTATTTTTCCTACACTTTTTTGTATTATTCCTATGCATATATGTTATAATAAGTGCATAAACATAGCAAGCATTTTCGGAGGTATTAGAATGACGAAGAAATCATTAACCTTAAAACCAAACTATAAACCGCTAGAGATGACTTTATTAAAGAGAGACATAACAAAGAAACAACTAAAGGATGATCTACGCATCTCGCCGACAATCATGGCGAAGTTCTCAGCCGGCGAATTTGTTTCATTGACTACAATCGCTTATATTTGCGAATACTTAGATTGTCCTATTGAAGAGGTCGTCCAGTTCGAACGCCAAGACTGA